CGTCTTGCCGAAGACTGAAATTCGCTTCTAATTACAAAAAAGGTCGGAAAAAAATTTCTGGCCATTTTTACGCCACAGGGTCGCTCAGGCGACCCTTTTATCTTGGCGATAAAATACGAGGATTTTCAGTCTTTTTCAGTGTTTTCGTAATATATTGTTGAGATGGTTGATATTGCATAATTTCACGATTATCACGAATTAGGATTTCAATGAATTCTGGTTTTAAAACGTTGATTTGTCTCTTCTTATCATTCAAATCAATTTCGTGTTGTAGATAGGTGACAGACTTAATTTTACTGGCGGTCTGTAATGAACCAGAATCAAGATAAGTGATAGAGTGATCGCTATTCACAAAAATACCCTCTGGTTGAATCAATCTGTTTTTGCCATCAAAAATTTTCAAAGTCTCGTAGTGATGAATATTAGCTAATTGTTGATCCGTGTATTTTTCAGTCAAATAATTGAATAGATCTTGATTTGACATTGGCCATTCATCTCTGACATTAATAATATTATTAACCAATAGAATTGCCCAGTCTAGACTCTCATCACCGTAGAAGTTATTTGCGACAACATCAGGTCGTTCGTCACCTTGAATTGAATATTTTTCAAATGTAATGAAAGACTCAAGAATATCATCACGAAGAACACCTCTCTTAAAAATATTCTTGACACGATTGTAGTCATAGACAGACGTGCGATCATTAGCCAGAGATGGATATTCTAAATCTGGTAATTGTCTAAAATAAGAGTTGGGTCTGTTGTATGACATTTTAGAATCCTACCGTATTATCTGTAGTAGCGTAATCTTTATCATAAACAGGGACAATTTCACTAAACTCTAATGACATTACGATGCTGACAGGATGAGAGTCTCCGTATGCAGCCCAATAACCATCTGGCGCGTAATCAATCGTTATTTTATTTAACGACATCGGTTTAAATTTATTCAATACAGTTTGTGGTTTATATTCAAGTTGAAAAATATCAGGAGATCCAAGAAAAGCCGCGTTTTGATATTTGGGTGCTGATCCTGCTTTGAAAAATTGAACGATCTTTCTAATTTCTGATGCTTCTGGTTGAGATCTTGCAATCATGGTGAATCTAAATCCAAAATCTCTTAATACCGGACCTCTGAATAACAATTCAGCATTTGGATTAACAGCATTTCCAGTTGCTCTAGTAATCAAATCTTCTGGAGAAATGGTGATGCCTAATGCACCAACGACTTGACTTGCATATCTCGCGCCTACAATTTGCGCTGCTCCACCAACGGTATCACCCACATTTTTAGCCCCTGTGATCAGTTCTTTAATACCTCCAAATGTGCCACCTTTACCATCTTTACCTTTAAAGGGATTTTCACCTCTGGCTACGGCCTCGGCAGTATTAACACCTCCTCCAAAAACATTAGCAGCCCCAATACCTAGAACATCAACTCTACTTTCTCCCCACTCAGCACCACCCGCTTCACTAGCTTTTGGCATTGGAAGAATCACAGTTCCGAGTGGCGTTCCTAAAGAAATGCCTTTGTCTGGAGCACTTAAATTAACATTACCACCTCTATTATATGTGTGTCTGGTGATTTTCAAATGATCTTGAGTTATATCTATATCATAAGGATATGCAAGAGCGGTTAGAGACCCTGTTGTGTATCTGGGAGAACCTGGGCTGGCGAATTGTTGTGGTGTTCGAACTCTTGGTGGAGTGGCTATAATTTCTCTCGCACCCTCTGACGTATCCCCAGCTGGAATTGCCGCTACGTTGGCCTCTTTATTTTTAATCTCGTTATGATATGTCAAATATTCTGGCGCGATAGGGACAGAGGATTCCCATTCACCAATGGTGTTATGCTTGTTTTGATTATACTGCAATAAAGTTTCTCCAGAACTACTAGGCACAGTAAATCCAGATCCTTTCGCGGTTGCCACTGAACTCCACTCAGCAGCGGTGGGATCTAAAATCTTGAAATCTCCGATGGAATCTTTTTTATAAATTGCTAACAGTTTACCTGTGTTGTCAAATTCAGCTACATACTTATTTGATGATGATACTCCACCATCCGTGGTGCTAGTAATACTGTATGGTGAACTTCTTCTTGTAGCCATTAATTTTTACTATAAACCTTGTGTTTAGGAACAACAATACCACGCATATCAACAAATCGTTCGGTTGGTAATTGAGACACATCAACCCAATCTTTTTCTGGTATTCTGTATGGTGTTCCTTGCACTCCAGAGTAAAGATATTTGTGTAGTGTCTTGGGAGGGACAGCAACAGCACCTTGCGCTGATTTATTTAGAAGGCTTTTTGCGATTTCATCTCGATATTTGAGATTAACATAATGCAAATTGCATCCAAAAAATCCGTTCGATCTCATCTCGATTACATAAGTCAATGGATATGCATCATAATATGGTAATGTTGATGTGATTGCATTATAAGAATAAAAATATAGGTTACCTGGTGAAAATCCACTGGTATCTAAATCATCATCACTAAGATTTGGCGAACCCAGTTCTGTCGTTAACTGATTACGAAACCAATCACCGCTACGACTTTTATTTCCAATTCTTTTGTTGACAGTTTGTAAGATACTCATACTCCGAGTTCCTTTTCGGTCATGATTCTGAACTCTAGTTTACGATCTTCACAAAACTCTTTTGCAGCTTTCCATTTTGCTTGATTTCGGGCATAATTTGTGGCTTCAGTGATCAGAGTTTTCTTTGACTTACCTTTTGTTATCACGGGTTCCAATGTCTCTCGCATCGGTTTGACTTCGATCACGGATCTACGAATGTTACCTTGATTATCCTGATACTTGATAAAAAAGTCTGGAAAATATCTTCTCACTGTGTTTGTCGTAGGATCACGATAGGGAATAAAAAATTCCTCTGACGCCCATTCAAGAATATTTTCGTTCAGATCACAATAAACCATCATTTTGCGTTCCCAGAGAGATCGATAAATGATGCCATTAGGATTACCCTTATACTTTTTAGGATTAGAGGGTTTGAACACTCCCTTATAACTCATACATAGTATAGGTAGTTCCAATTATTTATTGTGTCTTATCCGACATCAAGTCAAATTTTTAAAGAACCTCTTGATAGAATCACAGATGTTATCGGAAGAGTCTCTCTCGATACTTATTATCAAGTCACGTTCTCGTTCGGAAAATATTCTACTTGGTTATCAGCTAGCCCACAAGTTGCAACGTCTGGTGCTCGCACTTCTCAAGGATTAGATTGGATGCGAAAAATGAGTTTGTTATGCACAAACGCTGAAATACCTGGAACTTCTTATTTGACATCATCTGTTCAAGGTGATAGACAAGGTATTAGTGAAAAGTTTCCAAACTTTAGACAATTTCCAGATCTGAATTTGACGTTTAATGTGGATGCAGATCACGTTATTATTAAAGTATTAGAAACTTGGATGAGATATATTAATCCTATAGTTACCGGTAACAATAGAACGTATAATGCATATACTAAGTTTCAATATCCAGATACGTATAAAGAAATACTTCACATTACTAAATTTGAAAAAGATTTTGGTAGAGAATCCACACGTGGTGCAAGCGCATCAGGGCAAACCACAGGCACACTTACCTATGAGTTTGTTAATGTTTGGCCAGTTAATATGACATCAATGCCAGTTCGTTATGGGGATTCTGATATATTGAAATGTTCTATTCAATTTGCATATGATAGATATCACACAAGTTTTATCGATTCATCTGCTGGTATAAATCCAACTCCAATTAATACACCAGAAGTCAAATCGGATGATATTATAAAGTCTAATCCAATCCCTTTGGAAACGGTTCCATTTTTTAATACTGATAAATTTAGTAAAGTGATTACAAATGAATATTATAATAATGGAATCATACGTGGAGCCAATCCATCACAACAAACGCAGGGCCCAGGACAAAGGTCTCAGGACGCAACCAATTTTGGGCGTGGTATTGCCTAATAAATACTCATACTGATAATTGACTTTATATGCCATTACCAACAATTGCAACTCCCACGTATGAGTTGACTTTACCATCAAACGGAAAAAAGGTTAAATACAGACCATTTTTAGTCAAAGAAGAAAAGATTCTGATTCTTGCACTAGAGTCACAAGAACAATCAGAAATCACTAACGCAGTCAAAGACGTATTAACACACTGCATCGTCACCAAAGGTGTGAATGTTGAAGATTTGCCTACGTTTGATATCGAATATGTGTTTCTTAACATTCGTGCAAAGTCGATTGGAGAATCAATCAAAATTAGTGTGACATGCCCAGACGATGGTGAGACGAGAGTCCCTGTGACGGTGTATGTTGATGAGATTCAAGTCACCAAACCAAAAGATCACAATAAAGATATTAAACTCGATGATAAAATGACATTGAGAATGAAGTATCCATCCTTGACTCAATTTATTGAATCAAACTTTGAGATTGGTGCTACTCCTCAAGAAACAGTCAATAAGACTTTCAAAGTGATTGCTGATTGTATTGACACAATTTTTACGGAGGAAGATGCATGGGATGGGGCAGAGTATACAGAAAAAGAAAGAATTGAATTTATTGAACAATTAAACTCTAAACAATACAAAGAAGTCGAAAAGTTTTTTGCAACGATGCCAAAACTTTCTCATACTTTTGAAGTTGAAAACCCTAACACAAAAGTAAAAAATAAAATTGTTTTGGAGGGTCTCGCTGATTTTTTCGGTTGAGTATTGCACGAGAGGATCTTGAATCTTACTATAAGATCAATTTCGCTCTGATGCAATACCATAAATACTC